AAGAAATATCAAACCATTCAAGATGGTGATAAGATTAAATTCCTCTATCTGAAAGAACCTAACCATGTGAGAGAAAATACCGTAGCGATGAATGGTCTAATGCCAAAAGAGTTTGACTTACATCGATACATTGATTATGAAACAATGTTTGAGAAAGCATTCATTGACCCATTGACTACTATAGTCACCAGTTTGGATTGGAAGACTAGACCAGTAGCAACATTGGAGTCGTTATTTTAGGAGTGAATATGAGCACATTAGATAAATTAAAAAAGAACTCAACGATAAAACATACAGAGGTTTTATCCAAGAGTAAATTTCTGAACAATAAAGATATTGTACAGACAACCGTTCCCGCTTTGAATGTGGCGTTGAGTGGTAAATTGGATGGTGGACTTTCTACAGGTCTAACAGTTTTTGCTGGCCCATCTAAACATTTCAAGACTGCTTTTGCCATGTTATTGTCAAAATCTTATTTAGATAAATACGATGATGGAGTGGTGTTATTTTATGATTCTGAGTTCGGCGCTCCTCAAGGATATTTCGACAGTTTCGGCATAGACACAGACAGAGTTATTCATACTCCTGTCACAGACATTGAACAATTAAAACATGATGTCATGTCCCAACTCCAAGGTATCGAAAGAGGTGACCGTGTAATTATTATTGTTGACTCTGTAGGTAACCTTGCCTCGCGTAAAGAAGTTGAAGATGCGATAGATGGTAAGTCAGTTGCCGATATGACTCGTGCAAAACAAATGAAATCTCTATTTCGTATGATTACTCCTCACCTTACAATCAAAGATATTCCAGCGGTGGTTGTGAACCACACATATAAAGAAATCGGTTTGTTCCCCAAAGATGTAGTGTCTGGTGGAACTGGTGTTTATTATAGTGCTGACAATATCTTTATCATTGGTAGACAACAAGAGAAGGAAGGGAAGGAAGTTGTAGGATACAACTTTATTATTAATGTCGAGAAGTCAAGATTTGTACGAGAGAAATCAAGGATACCCATCGAAGTTACTTGGGAAGGTGGCATTAGCAAGTGGTCTGGTCTCATTGATATGGCTCTTGAGTCTGGTCATGTGGTCAAACCATCAAACGGATGGTATGCGAAATCTGGTGAAGACGATGCAAAGAAGGTCAGACTTAAAGATACATACAACAAAGACTTCTGGATTCCAATCCTTAGTGATAAAACTTTCATCAAGTGGATTGAAGAAAGATATTTGATGTCTGCTGATGCTATCATGCAGTCAGAAGTTAGTGAAGAGGATATCAAGGATGCCTACTCCGAAGTGTGATAAATGTGAGAAGAGCATCGACATGGAAAACGATGCTTGTATTGTTTTTAGACACGCGGATGGAGATGCGTATCTCTGTGAAGAATGTGTTGAAATAGTGAAGGAAGATTTTTATAATGAGATTAGAACAGACAATATTATCGAATCTGATACATAACGAAGATTATGTCAGACAATCAATTGCACATTTAAAAGCATCTTATTTTTTAGATGCTGAGTATCGTGAGGTATTCAAATGTGTGCGTGATTATGTTACGGCATATAATTCCCCACCACAAGCAAGCGCACTTAAAATTGCCTTACAAGATAACAGAAAAATTACTGAAGACCTCTATGAAAAATGTGAGGAACTTATCAACAGTCTCAGTCCGACTAATGAAGATGAAAGGTGGTTGATTGACCAAACAGAAAAATTCTGTAAGGACAAGGCAGTTTACAATGCTATCATGCAATCTATTCAGATTATTGATGGACAGGATAAAACATATTCGGTAGATTCTTTGCCTTCCATATTGTCAGATGCTCTTAGTGTTGGTTTTGATAATAACATTGGTCACGATTATGTTGGTGACGCGGAAGCACGATTTGATTTCTATCATAGACACGAAGAAAAATTACCATTCGACTTAGAATATTTCAACAAGATTACTGAAGGTGGATTGATAAACAAGACACTCAATATTGCTCTTGCTGGTACAGGTGTGGGTAAATCTCTTTTCATGTGTCATGTGGGTGCATCTATGATTGCTCAAGGTAAGAATGTTTTGTATATCACATTAGAGATGGCAGAGGAAAGAATCGCTGAAAGAATCGATGCGAATATGATGGATGTTTCCATGCAAGATTTGAGAGACTTATCCAAGTCTATGTACACAGACCGTATTCAGAAAATCCAAAACAAAGTTGACGGTAGGTTGATTGTTAAAGAGTATCCTACTGCAACTGCTCATGCTGGACATTTCCGAGCACTTCTGGAAGAATTAAAACTGAAACAAAATTTCTATCCAGACATAATTTTTATTGACTATTTAAATATCTGTGTGAGTCAACGACTAAGGAATAATACTGGTGCAAACTCATATACTATAGTCAAGGCAATCGCTGAGGAACTAAGGGGACTGGCAGTAGAGTATGATTTACCAATAGTATCCGCAACCCAGACCACGCGAGGTGGTTTTAACAATAGTGATGTTGATTTGACGGACACCTCAGAGAGTTTTGGATTGCCTGCAACCGCTGATTTGATGTTTGCTCTTATCAGTACAGAAGAGTTAGAACAACAAGGTCATATGATGGTCAAACAATTGAAGAATAGATATAGTGACCCTACAAGAAACAAACGATTTATGATTGGTGTTGATAGGGCGAAGATGAGATTGTATGATTTAGAAGATGCTCAACAAAATCTGGTAGATTCTGGACAGGAAGATGACCAACCAGTATTTGATAAAGGAAATTTTGGTTCTCGTATGAACTTGAGTCAAATAAAAGTATAAATAGGCGTATGATTAGTAAAGTATTATTTGGTGTCATTTTAGCTGGTGGAATTGTCGGGTACTTGTATTACACAAATACTCAGGCAGAACTTATCGAGCTTCGTGAATATAATATGGCGATGGAATTACAAGTCGCTACACAAAATGAAACCATTGATAAAATGTCTAAACAATACGAAACACAAGCGAAAGCGCTTGGTGAGTTGACTTCAAAGAATGCTGTTATTGAAGCAGAGATGTCAAGATATCTTGATATTTTCCGCAGACATAATTTGGCGAAACTTGCTGCTGCTAAACCAGGCCTAATTGAACCAAGGGTGAATAATGCGACAAAAGATGTATTCGACAGCCTCGAAACTGATTCCAGTTTTGAGTTTGATGCTGATAATTAGTGGTTGTTCTTTAATACCAAAACAACCGCGTGAGGTAGAAATCAAAACCGTAGAGGTGCGTATACCTATACAGCATCCTGTGTACCCCCGACCAATCGATATGAAAGAACCAAAGTGGTATGTCGTATCCGATAAAAACTTAGACGAATTTCTAGTCAAAATAGAGAAAGAGGCTGGACAGATGGTCTTTATGGCAATGTCTGTTCCAGATTATGAACTCATGGCGTATAATCTCCAAGAGATTAAACGATTCGTGAAAGAAACCAAAGAAGTGATTGTGTATTATAGAACTGTTATGTCAGATGATGAAGAAAATATAGAGGAGAAATCTGACAATGGCAAAGGAAACAATTGACACAGGAACTAATAAGGTAGATGTTGATTTAGATAGATACACCGATTTAATTTTGAAACTTGACGAAGCGCAAGACAAAATTAGAGAGATGGAAAAAATTACAAAAGAACTGAAGATTACAACCAAGGCTGCACAACCAAGCACAAAATTCTCAATAGGTGCTTTGTTTAGAGATGAAAATGATATTAACGAAAAGTCCATTATAGGATTTGCATCATTTATTATGATGCTCGCGTTTGGTATTGTTGACTTAGTAACAGGATTTTGGGGACAGGATATCACAATATCTGATACAATCTACACTTCATTTGTAGTAGTTACATTGGGTGCTTTCGGAATTGCAGAAGCTGGTAAGGCATTCGGTAAACAATAACCCCTAACATAAGGAGAAAACAAGTAGTGAAAATTGCGGTTGGCATCGCATTAATAATCGCACTAGCAGGATGCGCTAGTGGACAGGGTGTAAGACCCACATTTCAGAACAATACAGATGACACTCTAATATACTGCGAAACCATAGGTGGTTTTAAAGAGTGTAAAAGGATGCACAAAGGTGATGCTGTACAGAGATTAAACACCTTTTTATCATCCCCAAGAGTAAGATTTTAAGTAAGTTACTGATTTAATTGACAATTTAATTTCACTTTTTTTCGCTTTGGCCCTTGACATTTGGGTGAAAATATGAGATCATGATCATATAAATTAGAGAAGTGAGAGAATATGAAACAAGAAATTGAAAACCTAAAAGAACTGATTATAAATGACTATGAAAACTGGACATCTAGGTCTCTATCCTATTCCGATGACGGTAGGGCAGAACAAAGGGTCGCGGAATTCGCCTCTAATATAGAGGTCAAAGAAGGTCAGAAATATATTAAAATCATTTCTGATAGGTCTGTTTGGGGTTTCATCGTGAAGACTGAAACCGATAAATTATTTAAGAAGGGTGACATTTTGAAACCCGCTGGTTGGGCTGCCCCCGCTAGGAACAAACCTAGAGGCAATGTCTTTGAGATGTTGGATGGCAAAGGAACTGGTTGGGTAAGATGGACTGGCCCACAGTATTTGAGATAGGAGAGACTTATGGCAGACCATTGCGGAATTTGTGACACTAGACGCCCAGCAACGGGCACTAACCACCTAGTTTTGGGTGAACAATGGATTGAGTTCTGCCGTCCATGCGGTGAGAAAGAAATGCTCACCAATGGTGCAACGGGCGAACAGAAGTCCGTTCTAGAAGTCTTCTGTATGGGCGATGTTAAACCTATTTGGGAAGATATAGGAGAGAGAGTATGAAAATGGAAGGTGATATAATTGCTGAAAAAGGATATCTCAAATCCCAGATAAATAAATGGGAAGAGATTGTTGATAAGATTGATTCTGCTGTTCGCAATGTGAATGACGAAACAAAGTCTATCAAATACAATGAGGTTCCTAGTAACATTTATTTGGCAGTCGAAGGGATTGCCGACACTTTGGGAACACAACTTAGTGCAGAAGAAAGTAAAGAACTGAAAGATGACCTTAAATGGAAAGTTAATGAAGTTCGTGAAGCAGTTAACGCTTTAGAGTCTGCCATATATGAGTTGTCAGAACCATTTACTGACATGAAAAGGTCTGCTGAAAATAAGAAAGATGATTTTGAGTATGAACTTGATGACTTAGAATGGGAACAAGAAAAACTTAAAGACGCTTCATAGGCGAATACAGGATGCCTGCTAAAGTCTGTATAGGTTGATGACCGAACATCCGCGAGGGGAATGAAAACGCCCCTCTTCTTTTATATAATGGAGAAATTATGAACCAAAATGATATAGTATCGGTAATCACCCCCGCTGGTGAGTTTATCGGTAAACTTGCTTATGAAACAGACACGCGATTGAAATTAAATGACCCACGCATGTTGATTACAACAAATGAGGGCATGGGATTTGCTCGCGGAGTATGTCTTACAGGAGTGGAAAATGCTTCTGAGATGACATTTTATTCGGGTGGGATTGTTTTTGTTTCCCCAACCAATGAAGAAGTACAAAAATCTTATCGTAAATTTACAAGTGGAATTATAACATAATGGGTGATACAATATTAAAAGAAATATCAGAAGAGATAAGTAAATGGCCAGACGAAAAAGAACCAATGGCACGAAATATCTTGGACGCTTATAAGTTTATATATAGGATGTTAGACCCAGAAGGATTCGGTCACGCGGTCACGGCAGAAGTTCGTGATGAAGCAAGACACATTTTGGGAATGCCTAAAGTAGAACAAAATTTATATCAATATCAGAGTAAAGATGAGTGACGGAGACCCAAGACAATTAGAACTTTTTCTAGTAGAATCGGAAGAGGAGAACACCGTGGATGAACCCAAGTTTGCACCAGAAGAACTTGAAAATTCCAATCGCATATTTAAATCTGCTACACCAAAATATGACCTTAGTTGGTATGTGAAATGGTTTTCATCTATATTAATATTAGTAGCACTTACAATTAGAGCTGCTGATTACCCACGCATATATGATATGTGGTTTGGGTTTTTCGGTATGATTGGATGGACATATGTTGGGATTCTTTGGAAGGATAGAGCAATAATTATTATGAATGTTATTAGTTGCGCCCTTCTTCTCATAGGTTTACTCAGTCATTATAGGGGAAGTTTTTAATGCCAATTTATACAATAGAAAATACTGAGACAGGTGAAGTATTTGATGTCATGATGAAAATTAATGATAAAGAATCGTGGTTACTAAAGAATCCACATTGTCGGCAAATTCCAGCTGCACCAAATTTAAATTTTGGTGGTGTTGGGGATAGAGTAAAACCCGATGGTGGATTTAAAGATGTTTTATCAAAGATTGCTGATGCAAATCCAACATCTAAAATTGCTGATGATTATGGAAAAAAAGATAAAAAATCAGTTGCTATTCGTGACAGTATGAAACGAGTCAGAAAGAAATTGGGTTCTATTACAGACGGTTCATGATGTATAAATATACAGGTGCCAAAGGATTGGCACAACAATTCATGGACGAGAAGAGGAATTAATTATGACTCGCACCTTAAAGGTGGTCACATTGATAGTGACTATCTTGATGGTAGGATGTGCCACAGGTGGCACTCAATATTATGACGCGATAAGACAGGCCGCGGAAGCACAGGCAAGAGTACAAGAAGCAAGATACGATGCACTTTCAAAGGTTGCAGCCTCTGGTGACTCTGGTGCCTCTACTGCCGCTGTAATGGCAATCGCAATGACTAGTGAAACACCAATTGTTCCTCAATTCATTGAAAGTGATGCTCTTAAATGGGCGCAAGTCATGGTTCCCTCTATGACTACTTTGGGTGGATTGTGGTTCCAGACAGATCTCGCTAAGACTCAATCAAATAATAGTAAAGCTATTCAAATGGCAAGTTTTGAATCTCAAGAAGCTATTCAGTTGGGTACGCAAGCAACATATGTAGGTCTTGCTGGACAATGGGCAAATGCTGGTCAGGCAAATTCTCAATATCTATTAGATATGGGACTTGCTGGATTCGATGCACTAAATATCGCTGGAGGACAAACCAAAGATGTATCAATCGCTGGGTTTGATTCCTTAGAAGAGGTAAGTGTTAGTGGATTTACTCAAATAGGTACAACCGCAGTAGCTGGTTATACCCAATTGGGTACAGTTGCAACCGAAGGGTTCGATGCCCTAAACGCCATGTCTACCAATTATAACACAACAATACTTGGTATAAATGACGATTGGGCGGCAGAACTTAGACAGTTGCTAACTAATCCCTTAACGAATACAACAACAAGTACAACAACGACTAGTACAAATATACAATGTAACATAGTAAATAACGCTGTGGTTTGTTCTGAGATAGATTAGTAAAAAGTTGTATAAATAAAGGGGACACAAAGTCCCCTTTTTTAATTATGAGGTAAATTATGACAGAAATAAAAAAGATTCTTGAAGGTGAGGAATTCGTAGTTCAACCCCCCGAAGAATTAAACTTAGAAAAACAAACGATCAATCCAAATTTAATGGATGAATTTGATAGTTTATACGATGAAGACATCGATGCTGAAACAGTTAAGGCACTATCACATGCTTTAGAACTTGACTACATTGAGAAGTGGAAAGTTTTTGCACAGATGAAACTATTAGAAAGAAACTTTGCAGTTGCTGAAACAGCGAGAGTTGCCTTGCGTGACCAGTTAATTAAAGCGAATGCTAATGTACAGATACTTCTCAAAAACTATGAAGAAAAGAAGATTGGCCTAGACCACGAGATAAAAGAGAAGTTAAAAGCTAAAGAAGAACTCAAGGCAATTCGTTCTGAATTGAAGTCGCTCAAAAAAGGAAACGCTATTTCTAAGAAAAATAGCGCGAAAAATAAACCCCAGCCAGAAGACGCCTAGAAGGATTTTTATAAATAGTACAAAACATAATGTTTATGGAAAGGAATAATGGTAGGGTTTTTATCATATCTAAACGAAGATGCACAGGGCAAGAACCTACATCTTGAACATATAGAAGACGAAATACTAAATTTCGGGATAGGTGGTGCTCGTGGTGCAATTAATTTCCTACAGTCATTGAGAGATATGCTGTCGGGAAGTTCTCGTTCATCCGTAAACATGACAGTCAAGTGGGATGGCGCTCCTGCTATATTTGCTGGTATAGACCCCAGCGATGGTAAATTCTTTGTTGCTAAGAAAGGTGTATTCAATAAAACACCACTATTATATAAGTCCACGCAAGAGATAAACAAAGATAGTAAATTACCACAAGCACTAAAACCCGCCTTCACAATCGCGTTACAAGAATTTAGCAAACTCGGAATCAAGGGTGTATTACAGGGTGATTTGATGTTCACTTCTGGTTCACTTGAATCCGAG